CTCTTTTTGTACCCACTTAACAAACTCAACATACCTAGTAGGTTTACTATCAGCTTTTTTCTTCCAACTACCTTCTGGGTTTCTAGTAGCTCTACTAAAGAAATTAAGTCCACTAATATTTGTTATACATTTATGCCCTCCACTGTTGGCTTGAATTACGTCCCAAGCTGGTACTGTTATACCGTCTAAAACTGTTTTTTGTTTTTCACTTAGGTTGCCCCAGGGTGTATCGATAATTTCAACAGCCATATTATAATATTGTGAATCCTCTGTTGGCATATTTTGCAGGTTGTCTTTATATAAAGCAAATAAATCAGAAGTTTTAAATCCAATACTATCTTCTTTCGCTTTTGTCTCACCAACTCGTTTAATAACGGATATTGGTACCATGTGTGCTTTTAATTGTGGTTCTATAACTTTAAGAACTTCTTGGGCTACATCACCTAAGTTAACACCTTTTAACGCTCTATCTTTCTTAAATGGGTTACAAGAAGCTTGTACTAACCCCATTGGCCACGCAATAACTAAGAAATCCGCTTCTGGATAAATCTTAAATGGTGTGTACCTATCATAAGAACCTGGTTTAAATAATGCACCACCACCATACTGTACTATAATATTTCCATCCAATTTTAAATTATTACTTTTTTGTTGTGACTCAATGTAACCAGCCTGATTCTGTGCCATTTGTTCTGGTGATGCAAAACCATTTTCTTTTGCGTATGAATTTATATTTTGGTATATATTCATTAGGGATGGGGTTGAGGTCATTACTAGGTTTTCTAGGAATCCTGGTTTGTTTTTGTAAGCCAACAATAATTTATTAGTTAGTAAACCTAACATCCATTTCTTTTCATATGTTTGCTCTCCCTTCTCAAAATCCCTAATTAAGTTCATAACTTGTTCCGGTTCAATATCGTGTTTTGCGTAGTCTGCTGAATCTACAGTATTAATCATCATAATATCCTCATTACTAAAAATATCACTAGGACTTATAGTTTGTGATATAGTTTCTACATTTGACCTAGCACCCCTAAATTGTGTTGCGGTATCATCTTCAACCCCAGCTTGTGAGTCATGATGGTCGGTGTGAATTTTAAATATTGGTTTACCGTGTGCAAAATCTACTAGTACTGGCATTACGTCACCACTTGCATCTGGTTTTTTAACAGAAAATTCTTTATCACCATATTGTATCACATGACTACCAATAACCTCTATCCCATAATTCTCCAAATAGTTTTTCATACCTAGGGCTGAAACGACTCCGTCTAGGTCTTGGTGGAAGTATATTTCAGCTTTGGGGTACCTTTCCGCTAACTTATTAATGTCTCTTATCCCACCTTCATTTAAAAGTGACCCATTAATAAGTTCTAATTGTTGTTCTGTTATCTCTATTTTCATATTATATAAATATCTACCATCCTAATATAAGTCTTAATACTCACAGTTATAGAATAGTTCCGCTTCTTTTTCTCTACGTTTGTAATTATCTACCCAAGTACCATCCTCTTTTCTTTGTTGGGGTGGGTTCCATGTTTTTATTGCTGTAGAAGCGTCGTCCCATCTACCGAACTTAACATCTTGCACCCAAGGACTGGTCCTAACATTTTCACATCCTGAATTAAAAACTAACGACACCATAGCGTTGTACATACATTGGTCCATCTTTGCACCAGCTCTATCGTCCTTTATCCATTGTGTTACTACTCTATTAACACATCCTACAGCGTCCGACAAATCTTCTTTTAATAACTCTAAAGCTTTTTCTTCTGTAATGTTATTACCTTCATAGGCTTCTTTACCTGTATGACCATAACCTATGGTTAATGTTCCCCCAGGTTTACCTTTTTTATAACCACTGCTATCGTATTCTATTGGTGGGTCATTATAGTATGCGTCATCATAAGTGAATAAAACAACCTTACCGTTCACCCCCTCATCTTTCGATATGAATTTACTTAATTCATCGGAAGCTATTTTCGGTACGACCAAGTAATCTTCTGTCTGTTCTACCAAAATATTAAGCTGTCTTTCTGTAATTGTTATACGCATAAAAAAGTCGTTTACGATAAATATACCAATAAACGACTTATTACATAAAACCAAAAACTAATTAATAATGTGGGTAAAGACCACTAAAATATCTTTCACCTCTATCACATAGTATTGTGATAGCGTTTTCTTTATTATTATCTCTTAACCATTGGAATGCTGAAAATACATTTGCTGCTGCACTAACACCTATACATAACCCATAATTTTTAGCTAAGTGTTTCGCACACTTCTCAGCACAACTAGTAGATACCACCCTAATACCATCTACCACATCTAAATCTACTAAAAATTTACTTCCGTCACCGATACCTTGGATTCCGTGTAGTCCTGGTTCTCCACCTGACATAACGGCACTTTCTGCTGGTTCAACAGCTACCACCTTAAGGTCTTTCCATTTAGTTTTCATATAATCTGTAGTACCCATTAAAGTACCACCAGTACCAGTACCAGCAACAAAAACATCTGGGTGTGGTAAAAGTAAATCGTTATATTGTGTGTGTATTTCAGGACCTGTAGTTTTATAGTGAGCTTCAATATTTAACTTATTATGGAATTGGTTACAATTAAACCAACCATTTTGTTTACATAAATTATCTCTTAATTCTATAGCTCCATCAAAATCCCCTTCATTGACTTCTATTAAGGTTGCTCCATAGTGTCTAAACATATTTTTACGTTCTTCAGACATATTAGATGGCATGACTATCACCATTTTATAACCCCTTTCCGCAGCTAACATCGCAAATGATATACCACTATTCCCACTAGTGGCTTCACATATTGTACTATTTTTTTTTAATTTACCTTTTTTTTCAGCGTCACAAATAATGTAGGTTGCCATTCTATCTTTTACTGAACCACTAGGATTCATAAATTCAGCTTTACCCCACACAGTGAATTTACCAATTTTTATTGGTATTAGTGGTGTATTTCCAACATAGTTTGATAGTCTTTGTCCCACTACCCCACTATCTCTACTGAGAATTTATCTCCTTGTTGGATTTGTTCTACGATTTCTAACCCTTCTGTTACTTTACCAAAACATGTATGTTTTTTATCTAGGTGTTGTGTTCCTTGTCTACTATGACAAAGAAAAAACTGAGAGCCACCAGTATTAGGTCCTGCATGTGCCATTGATAGTACCCCTTTGTCGTGGTATTGGTTGTCTCCTCCTAACTCACAATCAATTTTATAACCAGGACCACCCATTCCATTTCCATCAGGACATCCACCCTGTGCTACAAAATTAGGTATAACTCTGTGGAAGTTAAGGTCTTTATAGAAACCTTCTTTTGTTAGTTTAACAAAATTATTTACCGTATTTGGTGCATCTTTTTCATAGAACTCTACCATCATAGTCCCCTTGTCTGTATTAATTTTACCTTTCATTTTTAGTTGTTTTTTAATTTATTTATTTCTCTGTTTATATACCAACTTGCTTTTTTCAAGTCTTCTAATGTATCTAATTTCTTACCAACTCTAGATATGTATTTTATTGCGTTACCTAAGTTAAACCCTACACCCCACGCTTCAATTACTTTAATTGCTTCGTATGGGTTGTCTTCACCACCATAATGTGTTGGGTGTTCAACCATTTCATCATCTATCAACTCACCTGGTCCGTCTATGGATACTGAATAGTTATTATTTTGTCTCCTGTTGTAGTCAATGACTTCTTCTTGTGTTGGGTGTTTGCTGGTTATTTTATAATTCTCGTCACTCCTACCACCATTACCTGAGTCGTATTCTATGTCACTTACTTTATCAATCCACTTTTTTCTAGTCATATTTTTTTTTTCTACTCACCATATCTTTAATTTTTGTATATGGTGTGTCAATTAGTTCGTCACCACCATACTTACCGTAAATATATTCTTTTAGGGTGTTAATATCAACCCTTTCTGAATCGTAAATACTTATTATTTTTGCTGAGGTTTCGTTTTCGTTTGGGAAGGCTAGTATTGTGTATCCGGTTTCTTCTGTTACCTTTTTTGTAAATTCTTTTAGATTTACTATTGTACTAGTTGCCTCTTTAGATAATTTAATTACCATAACTGGTCT